TAATCTGGCCACAAGGCTTTCAGAATGGGCTAATGATAGGCCAGCCTGGATAACAGGGCAATATCGTGCAGGTAAGTCATACAAAGAATGGGGATATGTTCATACAGAATCTACAGGGCAGGGAGTTATGATATGAAAGAGTCTAAAATAGTAACTTCCGTATGTAATTATTTGCAGTTATTGGAAAATCAAGGAAAACTATGTTTTATAAGAAACAATAGCGGGGCTTTAAAAATAGGAAATAGGTTTATTCGTTTTGGAAAAAAGGGTTCGCCAGATATTGTTTTATTCCTTCCTAAATATGTAATATTATTAGAAATAAAAAATGATAAAGGGACACAAAGCGAAAATCAAGTTGAATTTCAAAAAAGAATAGAAAAGTTAGGGTATTTTTATGTAATAGCACGAAGTTTAGATGATGTATTGAGTTTATTACAGGATTACAATATATGAAACCTATTGAAAAGTATTTAGATGGCATATGGTTTAGAGTACAGGCATATAGATTTAATGGCAAATGCGCTATCTGTAAGACCGCAACAGAACATCCGGCACATCATATTTACGCAAGAGGTAAGGCTGTAAGATGGGAAATAAACAATGGAATACTACTTTGTGATACTTGTCATAAAAAAGCGCATAAGAATGTAAAGGCGTTCCGGCTTCATTATGGTTGTGATGATTTATGTAAAAAATTTCATTCGGTAGCTAAAGACATAGACTATAATATAATCAAGCTGAAGTTAGAAAACTATTTAAAAGAGGCCTTATGATTAAATACTTCAAATTTCCCATACATAGCGGAAGCAGTAAGAAAGTAGAGCATATTATCACAGGGATAGCCGATTATTATAGAGCAGAATGTACCAACGATATATTGGTATGTGGGCTTAAAAAAGACGGGAAACTATTAACTATACCAGAAATAACCTTATCTAAGCCCCCCAAAATGCTAAATACTCAACAATTATTAAAATTACAATCTGAAAACGAAAATCAATACAACAAATATATGGATTATATTGAACAAGTTAAGAATAATTTAAGTGCTAAAAAAGACATTAAAACATTTACAAAAATGTCCTTAATGCGTTTAGACAGGGGTTTAGTAGAGTTTATAAGTGAAGCTGAATACAACAGCCCATTACCAGGCATTAATTGATTAAAGGAGGAGAGTGTATGGAATGGAAAAAACCATATTTAGTTCAAAGATTGTGTAAGCCACACGGAAGTATTGTATTGAATAAAATGTCGTTTGGGTGTGTTCAAGGCGGGAGATTGTTCGATGAGGCTTTTAAGCTTCTAAAAGATATATGGTCTTTTGATTATATGGGTGCGGCTGAATATGAATTCGGTGATGTCCCCCAAGCTCTTGCAAAATTAGTAGACCTGCGAAATTCAAAAAACTATTTTTCTGGCTATGTAAAAGTGAAAGGGGAACCTGTTAACTTTGATAAAGATGGTCGTAAAATTTATGCACATCGTAATATAGGGCATACTATAGAGCGAGAAGTTTATATCTTTTGTAATAAAGAGCATAAAGACCTTATTGTAGAGTGGCTTCAAAACAATGTAAAAAACAATGAAGACGGCAGAACAAGGAATTGGACTGGTGCAAATGAAGCTATATTTGCAAATGAGAATTCGGATAAACGCATCGGCTCTGTTATAGGTGGTCTTTGTATTGACAAAACACCTTTTATTTATCTTGCTAATAAAACTTCTGTTGAGGGATTTTTAAAGTTATTTGAAATATAAAATAAAGGAGCAACTATGAAAGAAGAGATAAGGGAAGAGATAAGGGAAGTACTGTTTAAGTTTGATAAAGAAGCTAATAAAAATGTTTGGAATTATGAAAATGTTGTAAATAATACCACTTCTTTAATTCTCGCCCTAATCTCCGAATCCTATATCCTGCGTAGCGATGTGGAAAAGGCGATTAGCGAAAGCCCTGTCGTATTAGTCAATATATCTATGTCAGGCGTTCACGGAAGCGAGATATATAAGCACGCTATATTGGTTGACGAACTTAAAAAGAAACTAAGCGAGGTGGGGAAATGAGTTTATTATCTTGTAGCAGACGGGGTTGTAAAAATATAATGTGTAATAAGCACAGTTATGAACACGGATATATATGCGATGAGTGCTTAGAGGAACTTATAAATTCCGATGTTTCTATTCACGATATTGCTGATTTTATGGATAGTGAAAAGAATAATAATATACCTTTGCAAGAGAAAAGACGGATTGATTTTAATGAAATATTTACAAGCGAGGTAAACTAAAATGGCTAAAGTAAAGTTGAAGCCCTGCCCGTTTTGTGGAAATACGGACATAGCGATTAGTTTTTTACCACCTGGAATAAAGGCATATTGTTATAATGCAAAAGGTGGATTTTTAGATAAGGGTTGTTATGTTAATGGACCTACAAGACTTACTGAAAAAGAAGCCATAAAAGCTTGGAACAGGAGGCTCAAATGACCGCAAAGAATAGAATTTGCGATTATTGCTTGGGAAGCATTAACGGGAAAGCCAACACTTGGCGAATAATTGTGTTAAAGGAGCAAACAAGATGAACGAATTATATATTATTTTTTATACTTGTTTTGTATTAACAACTGCCTGCCCAGATAATAAACCAGGTTGTTGTGTTTGCCATCCTCCTTATGAAGTAGAACAGTCAGGACAAAAGATATTTGAATATAAAAAGGATTTGGAAGATTTTATTAAATCAAAGAAAATGAAATTTTATCTTACTTACAAAATAGATTCTAAATATATGGAAAAATTAAGTGGAGCAATTATTTATGAGAAAAGGAGCAAACCAAATGAATGAGGATAGGAGTTGTAAAAATTGTGGAAATAAAATGTGTGGAATGATTGGTAAAGATGATTTACCTGTAAAGTGTTGGGGGAATATAACTAATAAACTATTTCCACATTGGCAACCCCAAGAGCCAGCGAAAGAGCCGGAAGTAAGAGAACGGGGTATTAAAGTAGATAAAAATGATATACCGGAACTAAGTAATTGTTGTAATGCACCTATAAAGGTAGACGGCGACGATACCGAGGGCACGCATTATTATGTATGCACAAAGTGTAATAATCCTTGCGATGTAGCGAGGCCGGAAGCGAAAGAGGGCTGGGAAGAAAGATTGATAAATGAATTTAGGATTGTAAGTCAATCCTGTTATGGAGATAGATGTAAAGACTGCCCAGGGGAAAACAAAATAGATAAATGTTCTGATGCCAGAAAAGTAGCTTTTATAATTGATAAAATCCGCCAAGCCCGAATTGAGGCTGTGGAGCCATACAGAAAAATATTAGAAGAATTTATAAAAATATTTAAAGAAAATAATAATACTTGCAGTGGCAAAAATAAGATTTTTGATGAGCCATATTTAAATGCTGTAAGATTATTAAAACAGCAGGCACTCAAAAAAATAAGGGGGAAGTGAATTATGGCTATATTATTATTTTTAATATTTGCTTTATTGTTGGTTCTTTTAGTTAGAAAACAGAAAGCTGATATAAATGTTAAATTAAATCATTGGATAGAGCCAAAAGACAATGATATTGTTTTAACTCTTACACAATCAGACGGGACTCAACATAAGTTTACATACGGGCAGTTGAAGTGTGCGGGCAAAGCTGAAATTCCCTATACCCCCCTAAGTTCTGGCGGTAATTCTATAAAAGATTTAACAGGTAGGCGAGTAGAGGTAGTAAAAAATATAGATGATAGCCGATGGAATACAATTAAACAGGGAATGCAAGGAACAATCCTTGACTGGTCTGGCGATAATTTTGGTATTGAGTTTGATGATTATGTTAGTGGCAATCCAGATATGAAGGGCAAAAAAGGACATTGTTGGCGTTTTGGTATGACAGATTTTAATGAATTTTTCAAACTAATCAAATCCAAAGAGGTCTCCAATGCAAAGAACAAATTATTATAAATTTATAGAGAATATTCATACTATAACATTGTGGGAAAAATTCAAGCTGCTTTTTTGTAAGTTAAGGGTGTCAATAGACTATGGAGAAAAAGGTAAAGACAAAACCGTAGTATCTTATTGTAAGGTTATGAACGGCAAAATATATATTTTAGGAGAAAAATGAAATCATGCAAAGAACAAAGATTGAGTATTTGACACACGTATGGAATCCAATAGCAATGCGTTGCGACAGAGTAAGTGCCGGATGCCTGAACTGCTGGCATTTAAGAATGGCACGTAGAATGTCAATGATGAAGTGGTATGACAATCGCGCTTTGGCTTATTGGGGAGAACCCCCGCAGTTAATAGAAAAGGAGCTTTCAGCCCCTCTGCACTTACGCAAGCCCGCCCGAATCGGAGTTCAGTTTATGGGAGATTTGTTCCATGACTTAATAGAGGATGAACTTTTTACTGATATTATAAGAATTATTATGAAATCGCCACAGCATGTTTTTATTATGCTGACAAAAAGACCAGACAGAATGAGAAGATTGTTTGAGTCAATTCCAATTCTTCTACTACCAAATACTCCTAAAGGTTCTCTTAACAACCTCTGGCTCGGCATATCGGTGGAAGACCAGCAGACCGCAGATGAGCGCATTCCGTTGCTCTTGCAGACTCCGGCGGCGCATAGGTTCGTGAGTTATGAACCTGCACTCGGGCTGGTGGATTTTAAAAAATACTTTTCCTCTTATCATTATGAATGTAATAACTGTAAATGGATGGGTTCGGAAATAGAAGAATCTGATTTTGATGATGGTGCATTTGATGTTCCGGTTTGTCCTGAATGTGGAAGCGAAAATGTATATGAAAATAAAAAACAGGACATAAATAAAGGTATTGACTGGCTCATTATGGGCGGCGAGTCCGGCCCTGGCGCAAGACCGATGAATCCTGAATGGGCGCGGAGTGTGCGAGACCAGTGCAAGGCGGCTGGGGTACCGTTCTTTTTTAAGCAGATGTCAGGCAAACAGCCGATACCAAAAGACTTGATGATAAAGGAGCGGGGTGTATGAATAGTATTACGGCTGATGATTTGGAAGATTTATTAAAAGCAAAATATGCGGCTCCTGCGTGGGCTTTTCTTCCACAGGTAATAAATCAAACAGGATATACATATACAACAAGAACGGCTGATGCTCTGGCTATGAGCCTATACCCCAGTAGAGGATTACATTCACACGGGTTTGAAATAAAAGTTAATAGAGGCGACTGGATAACCGAACTAAAAAATCCTGAAAAAGCAGAAGAAATAGCAAAATATTGTGATTTTTGGTGGTTGGTCTCTACTGAAAATATTATAAAGATTGAAGAAGTGCCTGCATTATGGGGGCTTATGGTGTGTAAAGGTAAGGCGTTGAAAGTTATAAAAAATGCCCCTATAAAAGAATCGCATCCCGTAAGCAAGAAGTTTTTAGCGGCAATTTTTAGAAAATCTCAAGAGATAATCGTGCCAGAAGCTAAAATAAAGCAAGCGTATGACAGTGGCCGCATTGCAGGAAAAGAAGAAAATATTTCTCAACATAAATACCAAATGAAAGAATATGACAATTTGAAACAAGCTCTTTACAAATTTGAGAAACAAAGTGGTATAAAAATAAACGAATACAATTCTGACGATATAGGAGAGGCAGTGCAAATGGTGCTTAACGGCGAACATTTTAGAATAAAAAAACAGCTTGAATATCTTTTAGAAAGGTCAAAAGAAATTACAAAATCTATTGAAAACAATCTGCTTGACCCCAAGGAACACAGGGAGGTAGGGAAGTGAAAAAGATAATATTGGTAATTGTATTAATGGCAAGCTTGTGCGGGTGCGCGTCTAATAAAATTGAATGGACGGGAAAATATTTTGATACTAATGGCGTAAAAACTATACCAAATTATGATTCAAACTATAAATATGAACTTGGCATTAAGTGGGGAAAAGAGACTGGTTATTTTGTATATAGAAAGATTAAAAGAAATAAATGACTGAATTTATCGTCGCAGTATCATATCCTATGGCGTTTATGGTAATTTTAACCCCTGCTATTATAGGGGCATACTTAATATATTATTGTGTGAAAGGGAGGTGAGAGGAATGTTAGAAGTAATATCGGACAATTATAGGAATACCTACGACGCTCTTTTAGTAGAAAAGTATATATTCAAAGGATTAACTGATATTTCTGGCCAATGTCCAATATTGGACATTATAATTTCTGATTATGTTAACGAACATAAAGAGGAAATTTTAGCCGAGGCGATACGACTTGAGAAAAAGGAAAGGGAAGCAAAGTAGTCCAAGCTCCTTGACAGGCACGGTGGCTGAAAACTAACAGCACGAAAGAAAATGAGTCAACATTTTCTATAGGTTTAAATGCTCGTTTCATTGATAGTTTAGTTGAAAACAGAGTTTATTGTAGGTGAAAAGTAAATCCTGCCCGTGCCTCAAGGAGTTAATTTAAATAGACAAAGGATAGGCAAAAGGGGATAGAGAATGGCTAAAAGGTTCACAGATACAGATAAATTTAGCAAACAATGGATTAGAAAATTGCCAGCCGCATACAAATTGCTATGGTGCTACATTACGGACGCTTGTTCTATTGCCGGAATCTGGGAAGTTGACTTTGAGATTGCCTGTATAAAGCTCGGGGTTGAGTTGTCAGCTCAAACGGCTCTAAAACTATTTAACGCAGATGAGTTGCGTGTGGTTGAAATAGACAAGGGTGCAAAATGGTTCATCGTGCCTTTTGTAGGGTTCCAATACGGGGAGCTCAAAAACGAAGTAAAGCCCCACAGGCCTGTTATAAATGCGCTGTTGAAGTATGACCTTAATAAGTACCTAAAGATTGAAAACAAAGGGTATTCAAAGGGTATCAATACCCTTAAAGACAAAGACAAGGATAAAGACAAAGAACAAGATAAAGACAAAGAGGGGTTGTTAGGGGAGAAAAAGCCCTATGTTTTGCGTAAAGAGCCTGATTGTCAGCTTGTCTATGTGTATAAGGTGCGGTCAGGCTATGCGATTGATGACAGGGCGTGGGATGGGGATAAGGAAAAGGGCGATTTTGGAAGGCATAGAAAAACAGCTCAAAAGCTACTCGCCTTTTTTGAGGGAAATATAGAAGAGGCTTCTCTTTGCATAGAGGCTTTAGCTGATTATTTTGTAAGTAAAAAATTAGCCTGGAGTTTTGAGGCTATAGAGCGCAATAAGGCTGATTACAAGCGACAAATTAAAAATTACGGGAAATTTTATGAATTAGGGTATGAATCTAAAAAGGAGTCTTACAATGCTCAAGCCTGATTGGGTAAAAGAGCTGGAAGCGCGGCACGCAAACGACAAGGCTGTTATGTGCCCGCAATGCAAAGAAGCGAAATACGACCATTTGACAGAGGCTGGGATATGCCCTAACTGTGTATTGGCTAACTGCAACCCCGTCCAGCCCACAGTAGATGCACCAAAACAGGGGAGCAAGATACTTGACCAGGTGAACACTTGGGGAGCCGAGGCCAGCCAGCCGAAAGAGGAGGAGTGAATGAAAGAAGTGATTTGTTCCAACGCAAAAAGTTGTAAAGTAAATAAATGTCGGCATATCAAGAAACACAAGAAAGAGATTATTTGTTGTGAGGAAGTATGGTGTCGTGAGGCAAATAATCTTGTGAAGTGTAAATAAAAGGGTTAAAACCCAAAGGAGATGATTTTAAATGTTACCAAAAGAATTGCTATCAAAATTAGAAAATGGTTCAAAGGAGAGAATAATAGAAAGTCTTAATAATTCTCATACTACTAAACCATCTCAACCAATAGCTGATTGGTCGGGATTATCCGCAATACTAGCGAGTAATCAAAGTAATTTTATACAACAAGGTCAATGGCAATCAAATCAACAGCAATGGACACAGCCAACTAGATTTTAATAAAAAAGGAGAAATAAAATGACTATGAAAATAGATGAAATTATGGAAGTTAAAAATGAAGTAAGGGAAGTATCAAAAGTAAAGACGGAAGATAGACTTGAAAGGTTAGGACTTAAGGCCGCCGCAGGTCAAGTTAAAGAATTAAAGACTATGGAACGGAAACTCACTATTGCCCACGAACATTACAGATTTGTTAGGCAGGAGCAGGTTGATAAGTTTAATAAAGATTTAAGGAAAAAAACACTAAAAAATTATACTTATCAAACGCTTGCTTTTACTCCGATAAGCGATTACAAAAAAACTCCACCATCAGATGTACTTGATAAACTTGAAGAAGCTATAAATCTTAAATGTTTTGATAGTTTTGAAATTGCTTCTATAATGGAAGTCAAGGAAGACCCTTTGTTGTTCGGCAGAATCAATAACTGCCCCGATAGATTTTTTATAGCACAATGGGATAATGATGTAAAAATAGAGGATTTAATCAAAGAAAATGAGGGTTATGTGATGACGGAAAAATAAGGAAAACTAGTTTTTATACTATAAGGGAGCGGTAAATGAGCGAACCGATAATAGATAGAATATTCTTATATACCTTAGTATTAATATTAATAGCCCCTGTATATTATGCGACAATATTAGAGATAAACAAATCGTATATATTGAATTCGTTAAATTTACAATTAAGTAGTTCATATTTATCACTAGCACAAAGGCATTATCAGCTTAAGGGCTTTAATCAGCCGTTTGATGAAATTTGTTATGAATATTTTAGGAATATAAATAAATGAAGCCCATAATCCAGCAGGCGTGGCGAAAGGATAAAATAGGCAGGGAACTGCTTAAAAACTTTGATGAGATTATGGGGTATAAAGATTATGGGGAGCGCAGATTGCATATTGCCTTAATTATACCTAACGCCACAGAGCGTAATAAATTAATAAAATTGGCATACAAGTGCGGGCAGAAACAAGAGATTACAAAATACTGTTTATCGCAAACACTATCATTATTTTTTGGTTTGTCCGCAAGGCAGGTAATAAATATTTTAAAATAGGGTAGAGGCATTTCACTAAAATTTCACTAGTTAGAACGTATAATATAGTATGGCAACCATAAACCATACTAAAAACATATCAAAACTAAAGAATACTACTGCGTATGCGGGGGTGTTCTTTTTTGTTGTGATATTTATAACTCCAATATGTTTGGGTGATGGTCCATTTAAAGTTGAAGCAAGGGATACTCAGCCAATAAATAGTCGGTTGGTTGTAACCGGCGTAGAAAAAGATGATGGCGGAGATTATTCATCAGATTTACAGAATATAAAGATTTATAATAATTTGTATTCAGAATTAAAACAAGTTTATCAAGAAGAACATTACTTTACAATGCGGGCAAAAATAGCAGACTTGTTAAACAAGTATAACCCCGAATTAACTATCAGTGAAGAAATATCATTACTCAAAGGTAAAATAACACTATTGGGAATGGAAATATTAAAATTAAAGGGGCAAAGTAAATGAAAGTATCAAGAAAAGATATCATTTCAGCTATTGAGATTTTGCAGAGTGCGGATAATATACATACGGTATCGTATTTTTGCGGTAATTTAAATAATATAAAAATGCGTATAAGATTAACCCGTAGAAAGTATAGCTTTCATAGAAAGCCCGAATCAAATGAATTTCTTATAACAATCGGTAAACCTAATTCACGGGAAAGAGACTATATAAAGTTATGCAAAAAAGCAAAGAGTAAGCCTAAAAGATATTGGTTGAAGTTCATATAAAATTAAGATGTTATTTATTTAGTTCTTTGATAACTATGTGGCTGAAAAAATAGTCTTACGAGCCCTTTGCAAGGGGTTTATAAGGCTAAATGCTACCGAAGGCATAAAGCAAGCTATTATTTGGGGACGGCAAGTGCTGATACGAGTAATAGCTGTAGTATCACCTAATTATTATACAATATAATGGATTCGGGGTGATATTTGTGGGTATCCAAAAATCCTGCCGTAGTTATCTTATTTTTCAAAGGAGAATTAAATGGCAAAACAGGCATGTCAATATCAAATACTTAATATAACTATCTGGCTATGTTTTGAAGACCCCGAACAATTGCTGATTAATAAAATAAACTCATATAAAATTAAGGGGTTTGACCAATCGGCTAAATCATATTAAAGATTGCGATTGAATGTTTGAAGCCCCTTAACTTTGTATGAAAATATTAAAACAAGCGCTATTTTATGAAAGGGAATTCCCCTCTTGGCTCGTTATAGAGATACAAACGTAAGAATGTATTGTTTGTGAAAGATGAACGTAGCTTTATAAATAAACTGACACAAACAGGGTATGTGAAATAAGTGGCATAGTTTTAGTCTATTGTTCTGTGAAGATGTGATACCAATTGGACACATTGGAGAACAGCAACCCCCTGACGTTGTGCCACGAAGCCAAATAAAAGAACCAAAATATAAAAGGAAAATATGTCTTGGCTTAACTACACGCTCAATAAATACTTAGGTACAGGATTTAGTTTAGCAATGATAATAGGGCTGATATGGGTTGTAGGGTTTGCGGGTATTGAGATACTGATTGCCCGTGATTTTTGTTATATTGCATGAAAATAGATATTTTATATATAAAGAATTGTGTAAAACAAAGGACAACACATTATGCCAGGAATAAAAGGAAAAACTAATAATCCGAATGGTAGACCAAGGGCTGGCGAGGCTTTCGTAGAACAGCTCAAATCTGCTCTTATTATAGTTGAAGGCGTTAAAAAGAAAACTCTTATGCAACACGCTATTGAAAGGGCTTTTTTGGAAGATACAGTATTGATTGCATTACTCCGCAAGTTAATACCTGATTTAACCGAAACGGGTGTAAATATAAAGACCTATGAGCAGTTTAAAAAGCAAACAGGTAAATATGGCTTCGACAAATGACTATAAAAGATTCATTGAGGATAATTTACAGCTGGTTAGTAAGGATGGCGAAAGGGTAGACTTCAAACTCAATCGCATACAAGATAAGTATTTATTACAAGATTATACGGGCAGAGATATAGTTTTAAAGGCCAGGCAACAGGGATTCAGCTCTTTGATAACGGGGATATTTACTACTGATTTTATACTTAGGCAGAATAGCTATAGTGTTATAGTTGCGGATATAGAGGATAATGCCGAGGGGTTGCTTGCAAAGGTTAAGCTCTATTTAGCAAGCTATGAAGAAAAGAATAAAATCAAAGTACCTTTAAAATACAATAGTAAATCAGAGTTGTATAATCCGTTTATGAATACTACTTTCAAGATAGGAACGGCTAAAAATACGGAGTTTGGGCGTAGTAAGACTATAACTAATTTACACTTATCGGAAGTAGCATTTTATAGCAATATAGATAATCTGATAGCAGGAGCAGGGCAGGCGGTAGTAGAGAATGGTAGATTCATTATGGAAACAACGGCTAATGGGTTCAATGACTTTAAGCGATATTACGAAGACGGGCAGAATCAGTCAAATGGATTTAAGAGCTTATTTTATAGGGCTTCAGACTTTTATAATCAAGAGTTTTTAAGAAAAAAGCAAGTAGAGTTAAAAGATAGATTTGTACAGGAATACCCCGAGTCGGACATTGAAGCCTTTTTAACAAGTGGCGAGTGCTATTTTAGCAAAGATTCATTGAAACATATACTATTAACTGCTGAAAGTGAAATTAAAAGGAATGTGGTCTATGCATAAAACATATAGAAGTATAGAGTACAAACAAAGTCCTCACAGACATACTGAAGAATATATTAATTATCATAGAAAAATGGCAAGAAAAAACGACCTTTTAAAAAAATATAATTTAACATTACAAGAATACGACAATTTGTTTAAATCACAAAATGGCAAATGTGCTATTTGTAATACACCTAAAAATACTTATGATATATTATATAGGGTGTTTTTATGACAATGTGGAATTATTAGAAAAAGCAATAGGATATTTAAAATTGTATGTCTAATTTCAAACAATATAGGGATATCAAAAAGGGCGAGTTTTTTTATGTTGGAGCCGACACCTCTATGGGCTTGAACGATTATTGTGTAGCACAGTTCTTTTCAGCAAAGTATTTAGATGTTCCGTTGGTTTACAGTAATAAAGCTATATGCGGTGTTATGACTTCGGAATTACTACCGGTGCTTAATAATTTAAGCGAATTGACAGGGCATAATCCGCTTGTGGCTTATGAACGACAGAATGGAGGGGCATTTGAGTTAGATAGACTTGCAGGGCTTAATAAGAGAGGTCTATTTGATATATACAAAGCACCTAGTGAAACTGATAAATTAGGTTGGGACACTAATACAGCCACAAGACCCTCAATGCTTTCAAATCTCAAAGACGCTATTGATAATAGATTAATCAGGATATATGATAAAAAGACCATTGAGGAAATGTTTAGTTTTGTTAAAGTTCAGCATAGCACAAGTGTTAAAGCAGAAGCAGAAAAGAACGCTCACGATGACTGCGTAATGGCGCTTGCAATAGCTTATGGAATGTATCTGCAATATCCTGATTTAATGATGGTTAAAACAAGTTGTCAGAATCAGTTAGACAAATACCATAGAAGTATAGAAAATACTGAAGTGCAGGGGTATTAAGTGAATCTAAAAGTATATGGTAATCGGACAATATTAAAGCCCATAGAGAACCAGGATACTAAAGTTGGGTTAATAATCATACCTAACGCAAGCCAAACTAAATGGAACGATACGGCTATAGTAGTAGATAGTTCATATTACACTAAGGGCATTAAAGTGCTAATGAATCCTTATAATCAGTATAACGAAATAGACATAGACAAAGAGAAATACTTTATAGTTAATACCAATGATATATTAGGGGTGATAGAATGAATGAAATTGACACTATCAAAGCCGTAGCAAGTAATTACGCTGGATTTGAAGTTGCGCCTGACAAAGTGTTAGTAGAGTTAGAGCAGGACAAAGATTATTATGAGGGTAAAATTAAGCTTATTAAGGCAGATGAGTTTAAAAGATATTCAAGAACGGGCTGGGTTAGGCAGATAGGATTAAACTTGATTAACAAGGTAGATTTTAGGCTTGATGATAGGGTAGTATTTGAATGTTATGCCGGGAGTGATTTAGAGTTAGATAAGAAAGATTATAAAGTAATAGCCGATAAGTATATACAGGCTAAAATAGGAGATTAACTATGGTGATAGCAAGCGCAGGTTTAAAAAATGCGTATACGCCGATGAAAAAGGTTAAAAAGGTTATGGGCGAATGGAAGGCTGGAAAGCTACATTCTGGTAGTAAGAAAGGCAAGATAGTCAAGAACCAAAAGCAGGCTATTGCAATAGCGATGAGCGAAGCTGGCAAGTCAAAGAAACAAGGCTTTAAGAAATACTTAGCATAGGATAAATATGGCTAAAATCAAACTAACTCCAGAAAAGAAAGTAGAAATATCTCAATATCTTACTACTCTTTATGTTAATGAAAAGACGAACAGAACAGATTTGACTAATAAGCAAGATGAATGGTGGATGAGGCATTTGGGTATATGGAGTGCAAAGAAAGACAAGAATTTTCCCTGGAAAGGTAGCGCCGATGTCCAAACAGGTATTACAATGTATTCTGATAGCGCATTAGAAGCTCGGTTTAGTGCCGCATTGAATACAGTCAAATTTTGTGATATATCCTCTAATGTTAGTGAGGCTTCACACAAGGCCGCTAAAAGAGTAGAAAACTATATTAATAACTATTGGCAACATATAACTAAAGTAAAGTCAGTTTTACTTTCCGGCTTCCAATACCCCGTAGTTGAGGGTACTTGGTTTATTAAAATAATACCTAAAAAGCTAACTAAAAAAGTCAAGAAGTTCAGGGTAGTTGAATTGATAAGCGATTCAATAAAGAAAATAGGGCAGTATATGACGGGTGCTGATGGAAAAATGGTAACAGATGAAAGGGACAGAGACGAGTTTGTTGGTGCAATATGGGAGAATTTGCCAAGGCGGAATATAAGTTTTGATAATTCAGTAGACCATTTGAGTAAATGTCTATGGGCATCTACCGAATTTGATAAATCGGCTTCTGAAATATGGAATTTAGCGAATGGTAAGAATGAGGAGCAGAGGTGGCACGATGTAGACGATATTTTAAAGACTATGGCAAAGAATGAGATACCGTCTATGCGTAAGAATCAGCAGGACTATATGGAAGACCAGAGCAAAAATGAGTATTTAGGGTATATTCATACCCTCACAGCTCGTAAAACATTTATAGAATTTTGGATTGAATATAATATGGGTACGGTAGATAAGCCGGACTATAAGAAAATGATGTTTATAGTTGAAAAGGAAAGCAAGACGCTTGTCTATGAAGAAGAGAATGAGTTTTTTGATAAGAGAATACCGATAGTTTCTGCGCCTTTTTATAGAATGGCAGGTAAAATAGACGGGCAGGGTATGCCGCAAAGATTGGCAAGTTCTAACGATATTATAGATATACAGACAGACCAGGCAATAGATAATAATACGCTATGTAATACGCTAACGGGTACGATTATAACCCAGCCAGGTATGGATTTAGATAAAATGCAAATGCAACCAGGTAAATTTATACCCGTTAAGGCGCACGATAATGTCAAGCAATGGGTATTCAATAATAGGTTAGGTGATATACAGCAATTACTCAATTTTCATATGAGTATAATAGAGAAAAAGTCGCTTGTAAGTGATTATAGTTTAGGTAGAGAAAGTGAAGTCAATAAAAAAGCTACTATGCGTGGTACGGCTATGCTTTTACAGGAATATGGCTTAAATTTAGACCCCTTAATACAGAATATACAAAATATGTTGAAAGAGGCTATGTACCAAACCTTACAATGCTTCTATGAGTTTATGCCAGCAAAGGGTATTAAATATAGCTATAAAGGTAAAGTACAGCAAGACCAGGCGCAAGCAGGGCAACCTATAAACCCTATGCAGGCCAGCAATGACGAGTTTATAATAGGCGAATTAAAGAGGGAGGATTTAGAATATATAGATGATTGGGATATAAATATATTGAGGGGTGCGGTAGATGTAATGTTAGAAACAGAAAAGCAATCTGCTATGTTCTTATATCAGACTTTCGCACAAGACCAGTCGGGCGAAATAGATATGACAGCAGTAAGGCGTAATTTGATTGAGGTAGTTGCCCCCAGGCAGGCTCAAACCATAATCAAAACGCCGTTAGCTATTCAAAAAGAGCAATTTGTAGACGCTAAAATGAAAGAGTTAGCGCAACTCCAATTACAATTACAGCAACAGGCGCAGATATTAACACAGGTTAAACAACAGCACGATAGCCAAGTATTAAGCGAAAAAGCACAGTTAGAGGAAAGTAAGTTTATCCACGCATTACAGAGAAAGGGCGCAAGTGCTGATGAAATAGCCCTCAAGGTAGCTGAATTCAGAAAGCAATATATAGCCAGAGAGGCTGGAAATGCACAGGGCATAAATCCTATGCAGTTGGCACAGGAGTCAGGTGTTCCGCAACAGCCAGCAGGGGGCATAAATGGTTAAAAAAGTTATTAAATCAATTAAAGCTTCTAAGGCTATTTTAAAAGCACAAAGAGAATTAAAAACTAAACTAACTAAAAAGATAGTTCCTGTTATAGCCCCTATTGTTGAAGTGTCTAAAATAGGTATAGAACCCATAAAGGAAGTCTATTTTAAGCCGGACAATACAGATAATACTTGTGATGGCTGTATACACTTACACGCTGAAAAAGGTTTAGGTAATTGCCAAAGATATAAAATGAGTTTAGATTTAACAAAGATAAATGATAGATATGATTTTATAAGACCTGCTATGTGCGTAATCCATTGGCATAAAGAGGTATTACAATGATGAGTCGTAGAAAAAATAGATATAAAAAGATGAAAAAAGCGAAACGAGCACAAATAATTCTGGGGAATAAAAGATAAAAGAAAAATCTTTAAATGAAGCTAAATTAGTATTGAGGGTTAATGGCAAGGCTCAAAAGAAGTTAGGGCTTGCTGATAATACTATGGTAAAATCAGCCGGAAGCAATACAATCTATAAAGTTATGCCTGATGGTTCGTGGAGAAAATATTGGAAAAACTTATAGAATTTATCAAGCAATTAGTAGAGCATAAATTTTATGGTTCTATAACTATAAAGTATGAGAATGGAAGCATAGTACAAGTAATTAAGCAAGAATCTTTGAAATTTGAATAAGTAGTAGGTATTGAAACAATCAAGCCTATATTTGAGGGAGCAGGAAAGTGAAAGAACACTGCGAAACTACCTCATATATGGGCTTGTTTTATTTATAGGAGTAATATATGGCATGGTATGATGATTTAGTAAGTGCGAGATATTCGGGTCAATCTAATCAAGGAAGTGGAGATTTAAATGGTGGTGTACCCGATACTCATTTGTTATCTGCTCAAATAGGTGGATTAATACACCCCGATAGGATTAATAATTATATACAGCATTTAATTACGCAAGGGATGTCTTACCCAGATGCTATCAAAAAAATACAAAGTGTATTCGGAAATTATGCAAGTCAAAATAATATAACTCCAATATCTCCTTCATCTTTGCCATTTCAACAGTTATTGAATGGAAATCAGAATACTGGTACAGGAAGTGGAATGCAGACAAGTTTATCCCCTGCTAATTATAATAATCCAACTGTTCCAGCAAACAATACCTCTAAACCTTATACAATGCCTATGTCTGTCCCAGATACAAATGGTTGGAATACTCCCCTTGTTAATCCTGCTACTTCTATACGCAAACCCGTGTTACAACCACTGAATAATTACTATGATGACCCAACTCAAATAGGATTTCACGAACCATGGAATGATGTACGTATGGGATATGCTGACTGGATGAAAACAAATCCGCATAATACTTATAATGATAACCCAACATCCATAGTTCCACCGAAGCCCAACCTTGCCACTACTACTCATGGAACATTGAGTTATGTAAATCCCATATCATATGGGGGATTAAACCAGAATAGCGGAATAGCGAAATTGTTATAGTAATAATAATTTAAAGGAGATTATATGAAAAAAAATGTCAAAGAAACGGGAATGAATGCTTATGTTATGGACGAGCCACGCTCAATAATGAGAGTAAACTCTAAGCACGCACCTGGTTTAATGCGTAAGATGGTAGGGCAAAAGATTAAAATTGTGGCAGATGGTAGAATTAAAGGTATAAATGAAAGTTATTCTAAAAAAGGTACTCGCGATATAGAGATAGAAGTGCATAAAGCTAAACCTATGGGATTTAAAAAGTATCTGGAGAAAGCCTAATGTATACACTTGAACAGTTAGACCAGGTTAATGAATGGTTTAAAGAGCAAGCGTGGTTGGTAGTTAAAAGGCATTTACTTGAAGAAATACAAAGTTTCAATGAACAGCTTATAGAGGCTAATAATGACGAGTTAAGGGGTAGGATTAAGGCATTGAGAAACGATGTTTTAACTTTGCCAGAATGGTTTAATACTGCATTAAAAGAATCAAGGAAAGAACGAGAAGAAACTGAAAAACAGGGGGTGAGTAAAATAGATTTAGCAGTCAATAGTTAGTGCAACCCTTTATGAGAGAGGACGCACATAAATTTATAAGGAGATTAAAATGCCAGAAAACAATGTTCCAAGCAAAGCAGACGAACCTATAGTTCCACCTGTAGTTGCCGAACCGCCTAAAATTGAAACGGTTGAAAAGTCAAAGTATGACGCTTCTGTTAAAGAGATGAACGCTAAGCAGAGGGAAGCCGCAATCGCTAAAAAAGAAGCTGAATTGTTAAGGCAAGAATTAGAAATAGAGCGTAGAAATAGACAGGCTCCTACAACTAATATTGACCCTAACGCTGAACCGCCCCAGCAAGTTAAAGAGGCATTAGAGGCAAAGTATAAAATGCCTTACGAGCAGATTAAGTTAAATTATGATATGAGGCAGTTAGACAAAGCTGAACGAGATGAGCTTAAAAAACAGCTTGCTGACCTCAATAATCAGATATTGGAAGATAGATACGAAAATACCAAAGGCAGGCTCAAAAACGAGGACAAGTTGTTTGCCAAGTACGAGCCTGAATTTGAAGCGAGGCTTAATACATTACCAATAAAGGACAGGCTTGATAAGAATGTCATAGCTAATATCAAGAAGGATATTTTAGCAAGCCACTTTAATGAAATAGTTGAAGAAGTAAAAGAAACGGAGCGTGCCGCTATATCAGCAGGCGCAACCCCGCCAGCTATGCCGAGTATTAATAGTGTTTCAGGTTCTCCTACGGGAAACCAAAAGAATGTACCCCTACTATCAAAAGAGCAGGAGCTTATTGCTCTACGAATGGGCGTTGACCCCAAGGCAGTAGAACAGCACATTAATTCCAAACCCGAAGCAAAAGGTTTTGGAAAATACATTGGTTAAACCAAAATAAAAGGAGATTAAAACTATGGGTAGACATAAAAAAGAAGTTATGACAACAACCACAGCACCGGAAACAGTTAATCAGGTAGTAGTAAAAGATGAACAGCCTAAAATCAGAGTGAAAAGAAACTTTGATGAGGTTGAGATGTTAGCCATACCGAACGAGATAATCAAGAAGTACGGAAAAGACGGAGACAAAGTTCATTATTTTTGGAATAAGAGAGATAGGCTATCAATGGATAAATACAAAGCGTGGGGATATATGCTTGTAGAAAAAGATAGTGCTAACGATTCTTATAAGGGAATAGTTGAAGATAACGCTTCCGATACTTCGTTTATTATTCGTGGCGATTTAGTTCTTATGTGTTGCGATATAGAAAATTGGAACGATAAAAAAGAACACGATATGTTAACCGCTAAAAAGCAGGTTGAATATATACACGAAAATAATAAAAAAGCTACTAAGGCGTATGGCGAAATGGAAGAGAAAGAAATTAAAGAAAATATTGAATAAGGAGAGTGATTTTAAATGGCTACAAAGACATTAGGAAAAATAGTCCGATATGGCGGTGCGAAATCAAACCCGCTATATTATCCAATAGCGGCGACGCAGACTTGGAAAATAGGGCAGTTGGTATATTTAGACACATCGGGTAGGGCAACTGTTTGCGCAGATAACGGTGTATTGACTATAGGGTTGGCTATGACAGATGAAGCCGCACCTGATACTGATACGCTTGTTCCTATAGATGTTATATTGCCAGGCGATAGGCTGGTAGTTAGCGTTTACCACGCAACGGCCGCAAGTGCATTACTACCTAATTCAAGTGTGGGAGACCCGTTTGAGTTAGTTGTATCAAGTAATAAGTGCTATTTAGACATAGCGGGATATTCTACGAATATGTTTAAAATTATAGGGCGTATGCCAGAGGATTCAGCAACAGATGTGTATCCCAGGGCTATCGTTACTATTCCGTCTGCTTGTTTACAATCAGTAGATGCGGCACAAGGATAGGTGATAAATAATGGCAACAAAAAATTTACAGAAAATAGTTAGATATGGCGGAGTGGCTTCTAACCCTATGCTATACCCAGAAGCGGCAAGCCAAAGCTTCAAGGTAGGGCAGTTGCTTTGCATAGATACTGCTGGGCGAGTTAAGGCTATTGCCGACGCTGGAGTTAAATTATGGGGTATAGCGATGGAAGACGCTTCAGGCACTACAGACAATCTTGTCCAAGTAGATTTGATTCTACCTGGCGATAGATTAATTGTAAGTTGCTACCACGCAACGGCGGCAAGTGCTGTGATGGCTAATGCCAATGTAGGAGATACTTATCAGGTTATTACATCAAGTAATGTAACTTATCTTGATAAAAGTTCTACCTCTACTCCATTGTTCAAGGTATTGGCTCGTATGCCCGAAGATGCGGCAACAGATATATATCCGAGGCTGATATGCACAATATTGTCAGCCTGTTTACAGAGTGTAGATTGTGCGCAAGAATCATAAAAATAAAAGGAAGGTGAATTTAAATGTCAATAAATAGTGCAAGTTTGGTTAATAACTATAACCCTGCTGTATCAAAGGTTTATAATGACGGAGTCAATTCTGTTCCGGCAGTATTTGACAAAGTATTTGATGTTCAAACCTCTAAACAGCAGTATGAAAAAATGGGTAATATGACAGGCTCTGGCCTGCTTATGAAGAAAACGGAAGGTATGGACGCAGTTGAATTAAAAGTTTATCAGAAATATTTGAAAACTTTTACACATTCAACCTATGCGGGATTTATCAGAATAACGAAAGAAGCGGCAGATGACGACCTTTCAGGCAATATCAAGAAGCTGGCTCAAATGCTTGGTATTTCTACAAGTCAGACTATTGAGGTAGTTGCGGCTAATTATTTTGATTTAGCACAGACTACGGCTGGTCCTGATGGGGTAGCCTTGATTAGTGGTTCTCATCCGCTTGTTGGTATAGGCACTTCTACGGGTTCTAACGCATTAAGTTCAAATGCGGCATTAAGCGTAACTTCGCTTGAAGCTTTGCTTACTAAAATGCGTCAGACAGTAGATGACTATGGCAATCCGAAGCCGTTGTTTCCTAAATCTCTGTTGATACCTGGAATGAATGAGTTTACTTCAATCCAGCTATTAAAGAATACAGAGAAGTCGGGAACGACAAACAGAGATATTAACGCTATAAGGGAAAGAGGACTCCAGTCTATTATATGGGATTATCTTACCCTTACAGGCTCTTGGTATCTGCTTACAGACCCGTCAGAAAGAGAGTTGATATTCTTTTTCAGAGAGAAAATCAACGGACAGATGAAAGCCGCTCCTGATACGACAGATGACGCTATATTCACTTCAAGATGTCGCTTCTCGTTAGGGCATATTGATTGGAGAGGTATAGCAGGTTCGTATGGTAGCTAAAATTAAAATATATCACTCAGGAGGTGATTACTTTGAAAAGACTAATTAGTTTAATACCCATAACATTACTTTTGTTTTCAGGAGTATGTTATGCGGCGATAGGTGAGATGTGGAGCGTAGGTTCTAATACTGCGGGAGACAATGCCGCTACGGTTGATTCAAGCGGTAATATGAATGTAAAGAATAATCTCGCAGTAACAGGTACTTCCGTATTCACTGGTGCGACCACAATGACAGGTGGTATAACTAACAATGGGTTTGACATAAAGGGAGCGCAGTCGGTATCAAAAGTAACTGCAAGTTCTGATACTACTATTACCCCGACAAAATCGGTAATAGCGATAACAGTAACGGCACCGGACGCTGGAGTTGTAAGTACGGCTCATCCGTTCTTGGCTACTACTACAGCCACAAACTATTCTTATTATAGGGTAGTTTTATTGTCAACAAATTCATTTGTAATACAGGATAATGATACTGACGCTGGCAGTTTAGTAGAGTTATCAACCGCAACGCAGTATACGCTGACAAAAGGGCCTGGAATACTATTGTACTACTATGATGGTAAATATTATCAGGATGGAACAGGTATTGCAACGGCCGGAGATTATATTACTATTACGGGTACAATGCAAGCGGCTACGCTCAAAGCGACTACATTGCTTGATGTCAACGAGGATGTAGATATTGACTTTGACGCTTCTGATGAGGAATTTAATCTGACTACTTCAAGTGGCGGTGTATTGCCCGCAATGGTAGTGTATAATTCAACTACTGATTTGCCAGGTGCAATAGACCAGACGCTATTAGGATTAGATTTCAAAGATGATGGCGACGCACAAGGCACATACTTAAGGTGCAGAGATAACACATTCGCTAATACTGTATTCAAAATTAGTGCCGATGGTGCTACTACGATTGACGCTTCTGGTGCTGGTTCGGGGACAGTATTAAGTGAATCAACACTTGTGGCCAATGATGCCGCTTTCAGGATTGATTCTGAAACGCAGGATTTACAGTTAGGAGACGGGACAAATAATACTGTAATTTCTGACAATGGTTGTATTACTCAGACAGGCAGTGCTACTACGATACTTACAAAAGTAGGTTATGCAAATGCTAACGGAAACACAGTTTACAATGTAGAAATTGCTACCTCAATTAAAAAAGGTGGTACTTATACATTGTCATTAGCTGACGCTAAAGTAGGTAAGTTTGAAGTTATGGGTGGCACTTTCACGGCTAAAGGAACATTCATAGCCGATGGAACTCCGACACTAATAACTACAGGCTCAAGTACCGACGTTTATACTGCGGCAGGTACTCAAGGCATAAGTTTTACCGATGGTGGAACTTCAGTAGTATTTACGAATAATTCCGCAACGGTTACTTATTGGATAAAGTATACGTGGATTAATTAGTAAGTAATTTTAATTGTGTAGATATGGGGTTAAAAGCCTCATATCTGCACAGTTAATTTATTAAGGAATTTATGGTAATACGATTTGGGGATAGAAAAAGACCGCCATTGACAAACAGTTCGCTACTTAAAAGAGGTGGCGAATTGCCTTGTTTAAGATGTGGTTTTAGATACCCTAAATATGGAAGTTATGCAAAAACAATCAGGGGTAAATTTATAATATGTAAGTTCTGTTACGACAGCGAGACCGACTAATATGAAAAAATTAATATTATCATTATTTTTAATTTCTATACTATTTACTTATTCTTATTCCGCAACAATAGATAAGAGTGCTTGGAAATATGTCAGGCCGATTACTTACAATGTGGCAGTTGTTAGCGGGACAGTAACAAACTATCCAGCGTTAGTTTACATAGACACTACCTCAATATCGGTAGCTAATTTCGCTAAATTTAACGCTGACGGAAGCGATATAAGATTTACTGATAGTGCGGATACTATATTAGACCATGAATTAGTAAGTTTTAAAGTCAATACGACTTCCGCCTCAATTATTGCATATATTTCTATTTCATCTATAACTTACAATGTGCCGTTATCGGGCAAACTGTTTTACGGCAATAGTTCGGCAGTTAGCATTTCAACAACCGCCGTATGGAATGGAAAGAATTATACGAGAGTTTTACATTGTAATGATAACTCTACGGCTATTTTAGACTCAGTTTCTGGTGTTTATGCCGGTACGGCGACGGGCGATATATCGTATGGCGGAAAATT